AGCCTGTAATTCATCTTCATCAACAGCTGTAAATCCAAAATCAAAAATATCATCCGTCATTAGGATCTCCAAATGGGTTATCTTCACTAAAGTCTAAGAAATCATTAGCAAAGTCTTCAAACTGATCATTTTGTTCATTAGCAGCTTGTTTCATATTTTCAGAAACAGATGTCACCGTATGAGTAGTATTAGGTTCTACAAGACGAGTTATAGTTCCTGGTATCCATTCATGATAATTACCATCGCTAGAACTCGTATGAACAATATGAAGTTGTAAAGTACTTGATTGCCATAGTGATATTTCACCTGTAATAGTAGAAGTAGCAAGTTGCTGTTGTATCTGATCTCCAATATTAAATGTAGCCGAAGCTTCTGATGATGCTAGATTTAAAATATAAGTAAATCCAACAATTCTTTCACCTTCATCAATTTCTGTAATACCGGTATCAAGATCTTCATCACTATATTCTGTAAGCTGAACTCTTAATTTAAATACTGGTAAATTACTTAATTGATAAAAAGGTTGTTCATGTTCAACGTGTGTAATTTGAAATAACTTACGGCTTAAAGGTAAATAAATCATATCACCTTCAAGCGGTCTTACTGAAGATACAGTTTCATCTAAACGTTGCACTTGTTGTATCCATCTTCGCCGCGATACAATTAACGTAGCTTCGTCTCTTATTTCAACACCAAATCGTGTAAAAAGATCACCTTCTCCATCAAATCCTTCAGTGTTCTCAATATACATTTCAATTTTATGTGCAGAACCAAAACGAGCTGGTACTTCATCACCAAGTATTTTATCTTCTCCAATTAAAGTCCGAGGTAAATAGTAGACATCTTGACCATACATTTTTAATGACTCTATGATGATGTCTTCATAGAGATTTTGTTCTGATCTTACTTTATCGGAGAAATAAAAATTGCGCATGTTAACCTACAAAAAAATCAGCAGGCATTTCATGCTCCAATCTGATTCTTTCCCTTAATGATTCTATTTCTTGTCGTGCATCATCAAAGAGTTGGCGACCATTAATAGTTACACCGCCTGGTAACTGCATTCCTTCAAACTTAATAAGATTCATACCCCATTGTTCTTTAATCAAAGCAGTAGTATAATCTTTAAGCCACATATCATTATATACAGAAGTGTGTGTATTTGGATCTACAATTTGATATGCTTCTGCAATAAGATAATCATCTTCTTTAATATCATTATCTTGAAAATCTCCATGAATATAGAGTCTACCTTGTCTGCGTGAAAATGTTGTTTGAGGTGTACCGTTCAATGTCATATCTAAAACAGAAAGATACTGTTGTAATTGTTCATAATAAGCAAGATCACCTGCAAAGTTTTGCATATCAGCAATATCGTTTAACATCATTTGATATTTGATGTCAAAGAAATTATGTGAATAGCTAAATGAACTTGCTAATGGAAATAATCTTGATACAAATATAACATCTGATGAAATTGGAATGTACTCATTTGAAATATCAGTAGAAGTTACTCGATGTTTTAAATATGTTTTTACAGTTGCGTCAGAATGAAACTCTTGATAATATTGTAAAGCTTCGTCTACACGATCTTCAACTTGATCATCATCGACATTGATCTCAAGTACTGGATCGCCTAACCGTCTTTTACAATATTCTATAAGTTCGTCTCTTGTAGATGGTGTAGCCATAGAGATCTCCGTTTAAATTATCTATGACTATTTATATAAATTTTTTCTTATAAAATGGTAATCTGCATCTGGTCCGTAATTAACAATTTCTTCTACAATTCTAAATCCAATATCGTCAAGATAATTAAATGTTTCTTCTTTTAATGGAGCACCTTCGTTATACTCTTCTGATTGTACTTCTACAATGATATGTTGAACGCTTTTCAATGTTTCAACCGCGCCTTGTAAAACTTCTTTTTCAGCACCTTGTACATCTATTTTAATCATATCTGGCATTGGAAAATCATTTAATTTTACTAATTCATCTAATGTCATTGCTCCCATCTTTCGATGATCATGATATAATTCTTTATGATCTTTTTCAATATACATACTTCCACCAGCGGGGTGTTCTACATTTGTATGAAAAGTTCGTATTTCTTTTTCTTTACTTAATAAAGTAATAGCGTAATCAACACCATAATAGTCATATACATCTTTATATTCTTCAAGAGCATCAAAGGCAATAAACTTTGTATCATGCCAAATTTCTTTTGCCATATTTGTCCAATGTAAACAACTTGCACCAATATCATAAATTACTCTTGGTTGGAAATCCCATCTATTTTTCATATCATTTAAATATGCTTTAACAAATGGAAGTATGGCATCTTCTTTTGATCTTTCAATTAAATGTTGATTTATTTCTTTTGGAGCGGTATCAGCTTTATATGATATTTGTGGAACAAAAAGATGATGACCCTTATGTTCACAGATTAAAGTTGTATCTGCCCAAATTTTAAATCCTTTTTCTCTCGCTCTATCACAAAAATAAACATCTTCAGAGTACGTATGATCATGATTTAAAGCAGACTTATATTTAAAATGTGGATATTCAATTTCATTAAATACATGACCTTTCACAAGAACACAACCAAAACCACATCCTCTTACTTCCATTAAACCATATTCTAATTGGTCGTGAGGAATATTTCCAGCTTCATTATAAAGTTCTAAAACTTGTTTATCATGTTTTCTTTGCATGTAAACACCAGAAATAATATCTTTATCTGATTCGTATAATTTAATTAAAGCATCTTTTGGTAAAATTATATCACTATCAACCCAAAAAGTATAGTCATAATTTTTACCCCATTCTGCAATTAAATTTCGTATTTGATCAACTTGATACCCATAGAAAAATTCAAAATGAGTCTTTACACCTTCTGGCATTTCAAGATTATAAATTGATTTAAACGTTTCAGGTTCAATACTAGCATTCGTTGGAATAGCAATTAATATTTGTTTCATTTTATTTTCATCTTTAGTTTTATAAGAACTATACGCATTCTTATTTTGTTCATGTGGATTTACTTTATAATCATTTAATGGATTAATATCATTATAAAGAACCATAATTTCTTTTACTGCTTTAATTTTTTCTGGTGGTACCATTTCTATTAATTCATAAAATAATGGATTATCAGCACCACTCATCATAAACCCCTTTCCAGGAGTTTTGAATTTTCCAGGGTTTAATTTCCAAGCATGTTTTCCAAGAAATGTTCGCAAGTGCGTATATGGAATTTTCCAATTAAATAAATGCTTTCTATAAGATTTATCTTTTTTTACTTTTTCTGGATAGTCTTGAGCAATAAGAGGAATGTTATCAACTAAACTCCACATAGAACCATATGTAAATTCAATTCCTTCATGATAAAGCTGATTATAATATTTAAAAATTGTTGGATTATTAATTAAAAAATCATCACCGTCTAAAAGAATAATAATATCATCTTCTGTCGCATGTTGCATATAATTTAATTGATTAGCTATACAACCGCATCTCTCATCATTTCTTATAATCATTCTTTTAGGGTTAGATGGTAATTCAATTTGATTATCTGAGTTATCATCAATAACAATATGTAGATAATTATTATAATCTTGTTGGTCAACTGATAAACAATGATCAACAATATAATCATCAGCATTTCTAAACGGTGAAATTATTACAATTCTTTTTTCTGGATATGTAGTTTTATATTCTGTTCTTTCAATTGAATTTTCAAATCTTCTTCCGTAAATTCTTTTTACTTTATCATTAATTTGAGATACTTTTCTATACTGATTTACTGGTAAATACTTTTTTAATTTACGATAAAATTGTTGTTGCCATTGTAAAGCAACTGTATCCCATCCATAAATGTCATCAATTACATCACAATAATTTTGTTTTTGTTGTAACAAATAATCATTGTGATAAGCTTGTATAGTCATATCAATAAATGATTTGGCTTGTTCATCTCTATTAATTGTAGGAAATAATCCGTTAGGACAATTTGCATAATTTTGTTTATAACATGCAAGATCAAGTGCTGTTTCTTCGAGAGCACCAAATCGAGAAGTGATAAGAGGAGTTTTATATAATAAAGATTCTAATGCTGAAATACTAAACGTTTCTGGAAATTCAGTTGGATACAACATAAATCCAGCATTAGCTAATATTTTTGCTATTTCTTTTTGAGGTATAACACCTGTAAAAGTTACATCTAATTCTTTTGGGTATGTTTCTACATATCTACGATGATCTTTTTCTTGTGCATCTGGTGCTGCACCTTCTCTAAATCTATAAAATCCACCAATAATAGTAAGATGTGCACTTGGAATCTGATGTTTTATTTCAGGCCAAATATCTTGTAATAAAGGATTTAATCCTTTTGTTACTGAAGCATTATAAACGAAATGGTTTTTATCTTTTTTACTTAAATCTATTTCATCAATATATTTTACTGCGCCATTTCGAGTTTGAAAAACTTTATGTTTTAAAACTTCAAAATTTCTTTTAACACCATGTTCACAGTTTAAAATATAATTTGTATGAAAATCAGAAAGTGTAAATACTTCGTCAATTAAACCATGATTAAGTAAATGTTCAATGTGTTCATCGCCTTCACAAAATGTATCATGCATCCATAAAACTTTATATTGTGCTTTTTCACACAGCTTATTATATGGATCGAACATAAAGGGATGAACAGATCGCGATGATATTATTATATCATATTCGACATCGTTTGTAAACTGGCTATGGTCGATGAAAGTAACATTGTTATATTCACCAGGTTGTGCTTCAGAATCTATACAATTATTATAAACAGTTATATCAAATCCTAAAGCTGCTAATTCTTTTGACATAAGAATCACAGCTGATTCAGATCCGCCTAATCCACGTTTTTCTAATGTAGTTCCATCATAAGTCAGACCTAAAAGGTCAATAATAGCAATTTTCATCATATAGTTATATATTATTCTTCTTCGTGCGTGCAGTCGTTACAGCCACAAACCTCATGGTGTCCATCTTCTTGTAAAACACCATCAGTACACCAAACTTCATTTTCATCACCTTCGCAATGACAAGGATGATTACATTTTATACAAATTATTTCTGACATTTATTACTCCTATGCATCTGCAGTATTAGTTGAAGGATAAGATCGATTGGTTCCCCAAATTATTCTTATTCCACCGCTGCCACCTGAATGGCCATATGAAGAAGTATCATCTTCTATAGCTCCTCCTCCACCACCGAATGTACTAGCAACTCCAAAAGTAGTAAAACCTGCTGCAGTTGCTACAGTTTGTGAACCGACTCCAGATGATGGACCTAAAACAGAACCCATTTTGCTTGTTGCAGTAGACCCGGAACCACTAGTTCCTTCGCCATATAGTCCAACTCCACCTCCGGATTGCTCAGCATTTCTTGATGCGGATCCATTATTCGCTTGTCCTCCGGCTCCTCCGCCTCCAGATCCACTGCCGCCATTGGCATTTCCACCATTTCCACTATAACCACCAGCGCCTCCACCTCCAGCACCGGCTCCATTATTCAGCGCTGAACCACCATTTCCACCGTTTCCGCCGCCATCATATTCTGTACCGGTAGATCCAGAACCACCAGCGCCACTGCCACCGGAGGTTATATTAGATTGTCCGCCAGTTCCTCCGCTTGCAGCCAATAATATTGTTCCGCCTCGAGAAATACTAGTAGTTCCACCTGCGATCGCATTTGCGCTTTGGGTTCCACCTTGACCACCAAGCGCAATAACTAATGATAAATTTTCTCCTGGAGTAACACTTATCGCGTTACCATACGATAATTGAGCACCACCACCGCCTGAAGCACCCGGACCAGAAGAACCGTTATTTCCTCCACCGCCTCCACCGCCTCCTACGCACACAGCAGATATTGATGTTACACCAGATGGAACAGTCCAATTAAAAGCTGAATTTCCTGTAGAATTTTGTAAAGTATAAACTACTTGACCAGATACAGCAGTTGAATAGCTTCCATTCGCTTCATCTGCTTCGCTATATTCATGTATATAATGTAATTTGTGTACACCTCCAATACCACCGTCTGATTTATTATTGCGATACATATCTCCCATAGATAAACCAATCACACCATCTATAACTTTAGGTGCACCAATATAATTTCCCCATTTAGATTTACCATGTGACATTTAATACCTCACAAAATTTGATTATCCATATCTGTTACATCTGTTCCATATACATAATATCCACATGCAAATACTGTAGAACCTGCAGCTACTGCATCCCAATCCGCCCCCATATAAATTGATGTATCTGCGCTACCATTTGCACGCGAAACAGTATTTGCCGCAACGCTTTCTGGATTGTAGATAGTAAATGCATTGGCAATTAGTGTATTTCTATTAGTAGGAGTAGGATTAATAGCAACTGTATTAGGTGTAGGAGGCAAATATACTGCTAAAGTTTGGTTATTAGATGTTCCACGCGAATATGTTTTTGTATTATCTACTCTTGTATTTGACGTAGTAAAATTATTAAAGTCGACATCACCACCCCTTTGAAATGAAACATATTTAGTAGACCCAGTTGTGTTAGTATATTGATGAAGCATTCTTACAACTTTTCCGCTTGTTTGCGTACCAGAAGCACCATTATATATTTTATATTGCAAAACAACATGTCCGCCAGTAGTATTGCCTAACAAAATTACACGAGTATCATTAACATCTGTGTCAGCAGAAGATCTTCTCCAGCTGTAAACAGTTCCATTTTGCGAGGTACCACCGATTGAAGTTGTATTATTAGATCCTCCTATACTATATAATGTACCTCCACTTGCTGCTGTTCTTGCCCAAAAAAATCCGGTCTCATGTGGCGTGCCCGGCTGGAACGCATCAGCATAAGTAGTATATGAAAAAGTACCATTACCAGTAGTATTTGCCATTAACTGAAAATTTGTACTTGATAAACTACCGCCGCCTGTACCTAAACAACCTCTTCCTTGACCATTAATTAATATTCTAAGCCAATCACTTTGATAATATCTATCAGTAGATGTCCAACTCCCAGTTGATGCAGTTCCTAATTGTGACAATGTATAGCTATCACTAGCATTTGGAATAAGAGTCATATCAAATACATTTCCAACACTAATACGACGATCTATAGGAGGAGGAGTTCCAATGCCAAAATTATAGCCTTCTCTATTAGTAGGAGCTCCACTAAAAGAATCATACACAGTTTGCATATCGTGAACACCGGTATTCACACCATCATAATAAATGCGTTTTTGACCTACAACTCCACCATTTTGGTGTTTTCTACCCATTAAACTAATTCCTAGTCAATAATAGCTTCATATGAAACAACATATTGTGCATCTGATGCTGTAGTTGCTGAAATTCGAATACTATCGTTTTCTTCAAGATACACAGCAGTATCTTTAGATAAAACAATTAATGTTGTTTTAGCTATGCAATCAACATCATATGCTAAATAATGATTTGTACCATTATTATTAAATGCTACTCGTACAGTTGTATCATTTGTTCCATCAACATTCGAAATCATAATACTGTTTACTTTATAAACATAATTAGAACTGGATGCATTTGTTAATACCGCTGAGAGTGAAGTACCAACCGCACCACTCACAGTTCTACCATAAATTTGAGCAACGTTTACTATATTAGGTGCTGCCATTTTTTACTCCCTAAGTGTTTCGTATTTAAATACGCATTCTATATTAGAACCTTGTTGAACTTGAACTTGAACGTAATCTTGATATTGTAAATATACCGGTGTTGCTTCATCAAGA